CATGTGTATGGTCAGACGTTTCACGGCTCCTTCCCCTCAATAAGCTGGGCGATCTGGTTGGCCAAGAAACCGATCTTCAGGTTCGTGCCAGTCACCCGATGGGCGATGGCGTGTAGGGCTTCTTCGGTGAGTTCAAAGGTCGTAGACCTTCCGCCGCATGACTGACAGTCGCGGCGTCTCCTGACTGCGTGGGCGGCGACACCAAACGCTTCCATGTGGACGGGTCTACTGTCAGCAGTCCCGCCCAAACTTTTTTCTCCGCACAGCGGGCAATACATATGGTTGATTTTCAATGCTCCGCTCATGGCTTATCTTCCTTCACATTCGCCCGCAGATACAGCCGCTTCGACCCGGCCCCGCAGTTCGGGCATTTGGTTTCTCGGACCAGCTTGGTCAGCTTCCGCACGTCCATCGGAAAGACAGCATCGGCGGTGCTGAAGTCAGTTTTGCAGTCGCCGCAGTGGAAGTGCATGCGCTTGTCTAGGGTGGTCATGTCTTCTCTCCCTCAATCTCGGCCAGCGTGGCGCGGGCCATCTCCACAGCCTTGTGAGCAAAGTATTCACCCATGTCGGTAGGAGAATGACCGCAAGACATGGGGTCAGCGTGGCCGTCCATATTATCCCCACAGCAGCAAACACCATCGCTCATGTCTGCATGCTCAATGCTTGCAGTGGTGGCCCGCAGAGCCTCCACCGCCTTCGCCAGCTTGGCGTCACGGTCGTCCATTAACTCCACCAAGGCTTCGTTCAGGTTAATTAGGGCTTCGATGCGGTCGGCGGCTTCGTCCATGTAATGGTTTGCCATTGGGGTGTCGCCTTTCCGCAGTCGCTTCACCAGTTCTTCGTCGGTCATGTCTTCTCTCCCAATACCTTCCGCCATTTGTAAATGCTCGGCTCAGAGACGCGGTGCAAAACTGCGGATTGCTTCACGCCGATGATCTCGGCGTCTTTGATGGCGGCTAAGCGCAACTCGTCAGGCAGGCCATAGTCTGGGTGGAAGCCAATCATCTCGGCCTCCGCTGCTTGCTGTCAGTCCAATCACACGTCCCGATCTGCACGATGCCGGGGAAGTCGTCGATGCGGATGCGGCGACCATTATAGGTATAGAAACGCTCAGCATCGTATGCCCAAACCTCGCCTGAATTATTCCGCGCCACCCACTCAACCCAATCAGGCAGTCGATCCCATGCGATCACGTCTTGGGTCTTGGGCAGGGGGACGGTGCGGTAAACCGCGTCAGGCACCCAACTGGTTCCTGCCGCCTCTGAAACTGGTAGCGGTCGGGTCACGCAGAACCCTCCACCCGCCTTCTCATGCTCATGCAGCGCAGTCTTTTCCTCGTCGGTCAGCAGGCCGTAAGGCACTCGGTTGTTGGTCATGTCTACGGTCATGGCAGCATCTCCACCTCAACGGGCATGGTGGTGCATTCCATGCTGTAGTCGTAGTCGAGGGCATCGCCCACGGGCACCATCGCCTTCTTGCAGGCGGCTTCGGTCAGGAACGGGATGCCGTATGTGCTGCCGTCGAGCGGGCCGCCGTGCATCGTGATCCACAGGATTGCGACGTATTGGGTCATCTCTCTCTCCCTAGTGCTTCGTTTGCGTGCGATGATCTGCATCGTACACATCCGCACTCGCCCGCAGGCTGAGCGAAATATCCTTGTGGCTAATGCCGCTCGTCTTGCCGAGAATGTATATCATGGCGATCAACTCAGAAATGATCTGTGCCGGGTCGTCCATGAAGGCGCTGTAGATCGTCAGCGTTGTGGCGCACAGTTCACCCTCGTCCATCTCATCTGGCAGGGCATCCAGCAGGGCCTTCAGCTTGTCTTCGGTCATGTTGGGGCTAAGGCTCATGCAAGCACCCGCAGGTCCATAGCATCCAAAGCCCACAGCTCGGTGTTCGGCAGCCGCATCGTGCGCAGTTCAGCTTCCACTTCCCTAACGCCCGCGCCCAGCGCGTTGGCTAATTCGTAAACTGTGGCAGCCCCGTGTTCTAGCTCGGCGCGGATTCGATCACGCAAATCCATCGATGGGGCAATCCCGCCATCTTCCAAGGAGATCGCCAGCCATTGCGTTTTGTCGGGCTGGTTTGTGTTCGGCACGATCTGCGCCATGATCTTCTGGCCGGGGCGCAGGCTGGCATCCAGCGCAAGCTTGGACGGGATGAACACATTCTGCGTCATGTCGCTGGCCAGCACGGCGAAGGTGGTGCCAGTGGCGAGGCGGTTTGTTACGATAATTTCAGTCGGTTGCATTGTCTTTCTCCAGTTCTGCGAGTTGTTTTTCGGCGTCACGTTTGTAATGGGCGAGGATGCCGATCTCTTCCCCAACCCATGCAGGGCGAACACCCGTCCCGTATCTCTTTTCCAGATCGTCGATCTGGCTCTGCCGCAGTTCGATGTAGGCGATGATGCCTTGCTTGCTCATCACATGATCCCCAATCTATCCAGCGTGAAAAAAGATTTCTTGTACGATGCGATGAGGCGGTCAACGCGGTCGATCTTGTCTGTGAGCTGCGGGCTGAGAGTGCCATCTGCAACGATGGCCAGCGTCTCGCGGTAATCCCACAGCGCGGTCAGCACGATGTGAGTGTCTTTGGCTCCAAGTTTGATTGCCATATCACCACCCCATCCCGTGGCCGATCAGCAGCAGGCCGTAGCCCACAGCGAACAGTGCGATGACGGCGAATGCCTCTGCGATGATTTCTCGGATTTTCATGTTTCTCTCCTATTAAAACGGCGGCTCTTCGCCGGGGTAAGTTGGTTTCCACTGGGGCGGCGCGTATGCCGCTGGCTGGGGCGTGGGCTTCGGCGTGACCTGCCGGGGGATGATCCCCAGAAGGTCGAGGTGTTCGGCGAGGGTCATGCGGCGGCCAGCGCGCGCCGGACGGCATCGTAGCTGACATATGCGAAGTGCTGACCGTTCCACGTCACTTGCCACTGATGGCCGCGAACGTGCGAGAAGGTGAAGTCTCCGGATTTGATTTCGAACTTGGTCATCTTAGTCATCCTTGTTGCTAGTTCGTGTGACCACCATACAGCCCGCCACACCGCTTGCAAGCATAAAATTGCACTTGACGTAACTTTTTTTAAACCGTAAGCCTAAACCACCGAAACAAGGGAGAGCGCCAATGATGGCTCAAAGTCAAATCAGGCAATGGTGCGCCAAGGACGGGCGCAAGCTCGGCTGGCTCGCCGACAAAGTGCCAGTTGCAAAATCTAGCCTGTCCAGATGGATGACGGGCCGCGTCGTGCCGTCCGCTGTCTACCGCCACAGGCTGGCCGACATCACCGGGATCGAAGACCTGCGCTTCGAGGAAGAGTGGATCACCGATGGAGCGATAGCATGAACAGGTCGGAAATCCTCGACACCGCGAAAGAATACGTGACCAAGGATCGCGCCAGCACGCACGGTGACGCCGAGGCCAACTTCGGTTTGATCGCCGCCTACTGGTCGGCCCACCTCGGGCGCAACATCAAGCCGCACGACGTGGCCGTGATGATGACCCTGCTGAAACTGGCCCGCGCCAAGGCCAACCCGGCCCACGCGGACAACTGGATTGACGGCTGCGGCTATCTGGCCTGCGGCGGCGAGATTGCTGACAAGGAGAAAGACATGCAGGCCAAGATGCTGGTCGGCTTGAGGGGCGAGGCTCTTTGAGGTTTGAAAGGAGCAAAGCAGAATGGCATTGCCTGCGTGTTGCGGCACGCGGGCAAGAGCCAACACATGCCGAAAAGGTAGCGACAATCATCGGCGTGCAGGAACTTAAAGGTTATATGCTGCAACTGCACAAAGAAAACCGCCTTGACGATGACGCCAAGACGGCAATTCAAAGGCGGCTTTCGGAACTGGAAGCCTTTTATGGGCGCAAGCTAGGCTAGATCACTGGTCGCCAGCCAAGCCTCAAAAGCCTGCCAAGCCGCGTCACAGCCCATCGCAACGCAGGCAAACGCGCCAGCCTTGGCCGATGCCGTGAGATACTCTTTCTGACCGTCTTGCCATTTTCCCAGCGTCGGATCACGGCGCTTCAATTCACACACAAAGGTTACCCGCGCCGGGATGATGATGTCCGAGGCTCCCGGCGTCATGCCTTCAGCCTTGTGCTTTGATACTGCACCAAACTGGCCGCCGGTCCGCAGGCCCTCATTGCGCGGATGCAACGCCAACCGTCCCCATGTTTCCGGATGCAGGCGCCGCAACCGACCGAAGAACGTGATCTGTTCTTGCTCCTCTGTCGGGCATTTGCCACGGAACTCCAGATCACCAAATGTCAGCACGCCATCCTTAGCGATGTCCTGAAAATCATTGAGCCGCATGTTGTTCTGCCTCGCTAAATGGATCCCACTCAATTTCCGCAACGCTTGGCATTTCCGGCTCTAAGTCCTCTGGGCGGTTATAAGCGCAGACATCAAAGAACCCGCTCTCAACGTCTTTGCGATACGTCACGGTCCTTGGCGCAACCGTCCCGCATTGCGTAGCAGCCTCAAAGGCGTTCCACTGAGACTGCCCTCTGATGTGCTTGGCCTCCGGCATCACCCAAGTCGTAAATTGCCTGTGAGGTGTCACCCATTCAACGCGCAATGTGCGATTGCCGTTTCTGCTTATGTTGGGTGACGCCGACATGCTAAGAACACGGTCAGTCTGCCAGCGCGTGGGATCGCGTTTCAGTGCCTTAAAGTCTGCCTTCAGCTTCTCATTTGGGTCGACAATCTCGCACTTGCAGAATGCACAGTATCGCGCGGCAATGTCGTTCTCCATGCTGCAATTCGGGCACTCTTTAAACGTCCAGCGATAGCCGCAGCGTTCA